AGGGATGTTTTTTACCAGGTCTGATTACTGCTAGAAACATAGCGAGGCGCGGGATGCTATCGATAGGTTCTGGCATCTTCTGCAAATTGTAATACTGATTGTTCAAATGAATCAGCTTTTCAACAAATGAACTATTCCTAAGTTTATTCCAATTTGGTTCACACATCAAATTAATTAGATGAGCCTCGTCCCTAACGTGAGTATAAACGTGAACATTGAGCAAGTCTAACTTAAAATAACCGCGCTCTTCCGCATCAGAATAGTCAATTGAAGCCATATCATTGACAGGATCATATGGTATATCAGTCACGTATATACCAGTAGCGTGTTTCCTGATCGGAGAAACTTTACGCATAGCTGCGGGAACAAACTCTATGTGGTTGAGTAACTCTTCCCTTGAGCCAAAATCAATATCAATATCACCTGATTTAAGTATCACGGTGTCACCATCCCTGCTTTGATCAGCTTGGCGTAGGCTCGCTGAACAGTTAATGCTTGATGTTCTGCGTCAGCCGCCGCGGTGTGCTTGGTAACGTGTCCACCGTCTTTTAGTTTGACACCGGTGACCTCAAACAATGTCCGAGTGTCTCGCACCATATAAAAGGGCCAGGGAATCTTCATATCAAGTTGTCGCCAAGCACTTTCCATTGCCACACAATCAAACCCTGCACCGTTGCTCCATACTGCTCGCCGATTCCAGCAAAATTTGTACAGCTTTTCCATACATACTTGAAATGACTCTCTACCATTATCACCCATAGCTTCTTCCATGGCTGCGGCGCTTTGATTACCCCACCACCTGATGGTATCTTCATTGATTACACGATTATAAACATCGGTTTGTTCATCAATAGTAGGGCGCAATTCCAATCTATCTACCACTCCCATTCCTTTGGGATTAAACGATACCGCACCAATCGTTAATATCACACAGTTTGGTGATGTGTCTAAACTTTCAATATCTAGCATTACATCTAATGACATCTTATTCCTTTTAAAATTTATCACTTACCCCCATTTTAATAAAAAGAGTAAGTATTTCTTCTCGTCAATTATACAGTATCTAGTAACATTGTCAACATATTTCAACTCGATTCCGTATATTTCTGCTAAATGAGATTTGAATACATTTGGTCCACAATGGGCATACAATTCTTTAAACTCTTTTCTCACTAGTGTAAGCTCAGTCCACTCTATCTTAGAGGAATTCATTATGACCACCTCAACACAAATCTTACATAATCCCGTTCATACCTAAACTTAACGTAGATAGTTTCATAATCTATTTTCCATCTAGCGTGCCGCTCATACTTTTCAATCGACTCTGTTATCCAGTTAACTATCTCGTCATATCGATCCATGTAGGTACTTACTTGATCAAAATGATTAGGTAGATGGCACGTATGCCATCCTAAATTGCCATCGTCATTCCAGTGCCATGTAATGGGCTGATCAGTCATACTCAATAGCCGGCCGCGACCAACAATTCCTTTACTTGCGGCACTATTTTAATATCTCGTATAAACTTAATGGCCCATAGTTCAGGATTGATATAGTCGATGATCATTTTAACCTGAGTTTCGTCTAACTCATCTAAAAATTTAGTACCACTTGCACTTTGATATAGCATCCATGGACTAATCTTACCGGTTGTGACGGCGTAACAGAGTTTATTCTTATTGGCATATCGTAAAATATCACGATTCAATACCCGTTCTGTTTCTGCTAGTGTGATAGTAGTTTCAATACTACGAGCAATTGCGTCTAGCGGGTCTTCTTCGCGAAGGTATTCTGTAAGAAATTTGTTATATGAACTATCACTATTCCAAGCATCAACTTTAACCTGGTTCTTCAACAACCAATCTACAAACCTATTGATATTCAGCGCATTAATATCAACACAATAAGTCCCAAACTTTACAAAGGCGGTGTAATATGCACTCTTAATGAATTCTTCGTATGTTCGATTTTTCTTGCTGGTACTATTTTTTACATAAAACTGCAACCAAGCTTGAAATCCGATCCGGTTACCACGCCTATCCTTCTCTAGCCAACGATGTTTATATTCACATATATGTTTTAATACAGTTGATTCACGTAGGAATTCACGTTTGCAAAATTCACAACCGTACTTGATAACACTATCCGTTTCCTCTATCTTTTTCATATTCTTCAATATCATCATCAGTTATTATTTGGTTAAGGGTTTCAATGTCGGATATTTTGAGATTTGGAAACAAATTACTCAAATGTATTTTACGCTTTTGCTCAATTACAAATGTCTTAGCAATCTCAGTTAAGGTTTCGCTATCTGCTTTAGGGTAAATCTTTGCATAGTAGTCTTTAACTTCCTTAGCCTTTGCAGGTGTTTTAAGTTTACTGACACTTGCGCTTATGTTTGGGATCCATTGATGAAATTGCTTGCCCAAGCCCGGACTAGCTGCACATAACATTAGCCATTGAAGCTTGGGATGTTTTTGTACGTTTTCATTGAATAGATATTTATTAGCGTGATACTCAGTGCTTTGCAAATAATATCCCTGGAGATCCTTATTACCTTTGATTGCGCTCATCCAATGCACCATCATAAAGGGCACAAATTTTCGCTGCTGATCTTCAGTTAATCGGTCAAACCAAGCATAATCTTTTTTATCTAACGCGGTCAAGGCTGCAAACAAATCAAAATCTTGTTTCTCAAACTTCTCATCTTCTGCTAGTTTTGTTGCCATTATATACTTACCACGCTAACGAATAATCTACGATCTCACAGTTTCTGCTAACTTCTTTTACGAAATAAACGCACATTGGTTTAACTGAGTCTTGAATTGGTACGCAAAGAAATTGTCCATTCTTAAGCCTCGGGGCATACCAAGTTACATCATGGTATATGTCAATAATTTCAATGGGTTGAAATGTAGGGGAGAATGATGATAATGGATTGAATTCAAACGCATTGAATCCACGATCATTGATACTAGTTAGTGGCAATGTTTCTAGATCGCCGTGTTCCTTTTCACCAATCAAAATCTGCCAATCAACGGGCATCTTTATAACGTGTTCACCTATGCGCAATACCAATGCCGGAGAGCTGAATGATTCTAGGAATATTAGAGGGATATAATGATAATCAACAGCGGTGGGGTTTGAGTTATCTAGGATAGCAAACCTAAAATCATCCACTTCTTCGGGGAGATTTTCTAGGTTATATTTTATGTTGTCTAAAAGAAGTATGTTCATTGTTAAATTATATCGGTTTGTTTATGGGATGTCAATCTATTCGGGTTTAACTTACATTTATCACTTATATTGTAATTTATCCACTGAAAAGGGATAATTGGCTTCTTTATAAAATTCTTTTCGCTTTGTCAAATGACGTTTGGCGAACTTGCAGCTGGAAGTTATATCGTATATTTCCACGTGGTCTTTATCTTCTGCTTTTCTAATGCCACGACCGATACTTTGAATAACCCTTACAAATGATTTGCCAGGCTCGATCAGTACCACATTAAATATTCGAGGGATGTTGATGCCTACCGCTGCCACTCCATATGTTGCGACTAACACCAAGCCTGAGTTTACGGATACCTTGTCATACTCTTCCTGCCTGACTTGTGCCTTGGTATCTCCACTGATGAAGACTGCTCCGGGGATCCTACTAACGATTTCCTTACCCGCATTAACTCTATCAACTAGAACTAATGTATTGCCACTAGCCTTTAGTGATTGAATTTGCTTGGCAATGACATCCAATCGTGATGCATCTTCAAGCAAATGCTTTAACTCACTTTGGTAGTTTGAAAATTCCAATCCATCTTGTAATTGAATAATATTCACGTGGCATTGAGCAAGCACACCTTGTTCCTGTAAAGTACTAGCTGACAGTTTGTTAATCACTGGCCCCAAACTGACAAACAATGCCTGACTTTCAAGCTTTGCTTTTGGGATAGTACCAGTCAGTCCCCATCTAATCGGGATATGACTCATTACCCCTGTCAACAGTGTTTTCAAGGCATCAGCTTTTGCTTGGTGTACCTCGTCAACAATAACACATACCACACCCTCCAAAAACTCGTCGATTGGAACTTCCGCTTCATCCGCTTTAGTATTCTTCAACATCACATTCAGGCTCTGCCAGGTGCAAATCGTATGCGTATGCCCGATTTCTTTTCTTCCACCGTAATACACCCCGACATTAAGGCCTAGATTGCGATAGTCCTTTTCTGTTTGCGTAACCAAGGATACATTAGGCACG